GTCGTCAAATAATAAGCAAGCGAAAAGAGAAGCCGCGAGGCTTCTCTTTTTTGTTAAAACACGTAGTCCTGCGGAGAAGGGTGATAAAGACGCACCGTCAACCTGAGCGGACGGAAAGGACGTCTGTGAGATGGCCGCTGTCAGAACAAGTGGGGACTGTGCCAATGGATCTATGCGAAAAATGGACAGGTGCGCTAGATTCTTCGACTCATTTCCCAAGTGGTTTTTATACTGCTGTTCCCCATTTGCCGGTACCCCTTCGCTTAGAATGATGGACAGGGGAGAATTTGTCTTCCCGTATCGTCATTCTGAATTATTTTGATTTCCTATATACTTATGTTATAATGCGGTTATAATTCCAAAGGAGGCGGTCATGATGAAAAAGAAATCTATTCTTGCTATCGGGCTCACCGCTACCCTGCTTTTCGGCCTTATCGGAGAAGCAGAGGCATTCGGTTGGGGAGACATCGCGGGCAAAGCAGCGGATAAAGCCATCGGAAGCGTTCTTGGTTCTTCCGCCAAAAAGAAACCGGTGAAACAGTCCCGACCCAAGAGCGAGAAACAGAAGAAAAGCGAACGCGAAGTGGAAAAGTATGGCGTGAAACGGATAGAAAGTCCAGATGGCACGAATCCCACTGCCTTTGCAGGCACGCTCGATCCATGGCCGCCGGATGAACTCTCCGCGCGCCCGGACTGGTTTGACAACCGCACGCAGCCTTGGATAATGACGAATGCACGCCTCGTCGCAGAGTATGAAAGTATGATCCAATGGCGTGCCTACGCGAAACAAAATGGCCTTGCTACCATCGAGCCGGACGAAATCCGCTACACTGAGCTGATGGACGAAATTCATGTCCGTGTGAGAGCGATCGAAAGGTACTGTGATGCGGCAGAATATGGAGATTATCACTCGATGCAGTCCAGAGCCTCCATGGGAGACTACCAGCGTGCAGTCGCCAGCAACATCGATCCGCTCAGTGGCTATGATCTGGATCTCAGCATCCCCGCAAATACACTTCCCGGCTATCATCCTGAGAGAAATTAAGGAAACACGGACTCAATCGCAGAATGTTCAGATTTTTTATTTTATGAAAAGAAAACCGTGTAAAATCTGGAATTTCTACGATGGTATTTCTCGGAGAGGGAAATCTTCCCGGGAGCCCAAAGCTTTCTCCGCACTCCTTCGTGCACAGACCTATAGGAAAGGAGCGCAGAGAGGGCAGACGGCGGATCCGATTTCCTTTCTCCCGCTCGAAAGCGTGCTAGCCGCCGGAGAGCGTAAGAAACACAAATCATAGAAAGACGCAGCAGGTCAAAAGATCTCATGCAGGATTCGCCTCCACGGCTAACCCTAGAGCGAAGTTTAGCCGTACTTGTACGACATGAACCGTGAAATGCGCTGGTGCCAGATTGCAGGGAATGCCTCCATGGATACTAATAAAACTCTGCTGCGCTTTTGTGGTGGAAGTGACCCTTTTTCGAAAAGAGGGTCACTTTTTTCGTGTATTGTCGATGACAGGGATACGATGATTCCACACAGAGCCTGAATGCCCTTCCTCGTTCTTTTTACATGTGCGACTTTTTCTTGCTTTTTCTCTCATTTATTGCTAAAATAACAGACATTCCATCAAAACTACAGATAATATCGGGCAATCTTTTCTCTCCCGTCAAAAATTCGTCAAAAATCAAAAGGGTGTACCCGCATGAGCGGGTGCACCCTTTTTAAGATCCGAATATTTTATTGATATCATCCGCCGCCTTTTCTCGCATTTCATCGGTGTAATGGATATATACTCTTTCAACGGTAGAGATGGTATCGCCGAGAAGGCTAGCTACCGTCTTGATATCCATACCGGAAGATAAGAGCCTAGTGGCGTAGGTATGGCGGAAGTCGTGCATGGTGTGATTTGGTAGGATCTTCCTCACGATGGCCGTGAGCATTTCCCCATGCCGGTATCGCGTGAGTCGGCCATGGAAGTACAAGACGCGACGTTCGCGGTATTCATCCAAGGCGCGAAGGAGGCAGGGCGGAGCAGGAACTGTGCGGCAGGAGTTCTTTGATTTCATCCTACGGATACCGAGCTCATTTTTCCCGACGCGGGAGAGCTGCTTATTGAATGTGATTTGATGGGACTTGAAATCGACATCCCCCATAGTGAGAGCCAGCACTTCCCCGACGCGGGCGCCTGTGTATGCGGCAATGTACATGAGGATCCATAGTTCCAGGTTCCGCGCATGCAAGGTATCTAAGAGATGGGAAATTTCCTCATGCGTCATAGTCCGTAGCCGTGCTCCTCCTGCAGTGTCCATACGTGGCTTATAGACAAGATCTGCGATAGGGGATACTCCGATGACACGATAACGGACCGCTTCCCGAAAGAGGTGCTTCATATACCGTGCCCAGCTTACCTTTGTACGTTCGCCGTATGGGAGAGTTTGGAGTCTCGTAAACATATCCGCATATGTGATATCTGTCATGGGCTTATCCAGAAGAGGACCGGCGATATCAGCCAGCCACTCATAGATAAGCAGCGTATTGGGAGCTAACTCTTTCCGCCATGAGATATAGAGCGCAGAAAAATCGCGAAGCGTCATGCCCTCATTCACCGGATCGATGTTTCCCGTCTTCTTGACCGCCGCGAGCAGCTTTTCCTTCTCCTTATCAGAAGCTGCCTGAGAGCGCAGGGCATAGCCTCCCTTGGACTTCTGCTTCCACTTCCCATCCCGATCCCGGTAGGAGAGGATCAGCTGGTAGCTCGCCCCGCCATTCGTCTTCGCTCGCTTGCGGATGATAAATTTGTAATTCAGCTCCATTAGAAAAACCTCCGTTCATTGGAAACAGAGGCGGTACATGGTATAATACAGTTGTAATCCGCCTCAATGCTTGGGACATTACACGCCAACGGGAGACTGCCATCTCCATCGGCACAGCCGTATCCATACGAATGTATGGGTACGGTTTTTAATTTACCCAAAGAGGTCAAGACGTATCCGGCGGCCCGCAGATCGCTGAATACTGGACTTCGATGACGGCATCCACTGTCGCCTTTCCGGCGGGGGAGAGCAGCCGATACTTCTTGATAAGCTCTTCCTCGTGCTCGTTTAACTCGATAGCTTTTATTCGCATAGCGTTGCTCGATTTATACTCCGACTCTCCTATAATCCATAATGGATTGACGTTGAGAGCACGAGCAATAGCACCGATAACAGGAATCTTGATTTTAGAAATAGTTCCTTTTTCATATCTAGTAATCGTAGAAGCGGCTACCTGAATTCGTTCAGCTAATTCCTTGCGGGTTATGCCAACGTCCTCGCGTGTTGCTGATATTCGCATACCAATTTCCTTAGGTGTCAATGGTTTCACCTCCTTTCTGCAGATGATTATATCATCAATTATTGCATACTGCAACATGATTATAGCAATAGAGTGAGAAATAATTGCGTAGTGCTATTTACACACACGGAGGTTTGTGATAGGATATGCATAGAAGAAATTGCATAGTGCAATTATAAAAGGGGGGGTGAATATGATGAAAGCAAAGAAATTGGTAGATTCGAAACGGATCAGAGCAAGAATGATAATGTTAGGATTGCGTAATAGAGATCTCGCAAAAGCATGGGGGTGTGCCGAGCAGACGGCTTCGCAGAAGCTGAACGGTACGCGACCGTTGTCGCTAGAAGAAGCTAATAAGCTGGCCCAGCTTCTCAAATTGAGCGAGGTTGAATATTACGTTTTTTTATTTAAACCAGAAATTGCATAGTGCAATTCAGGAGGCACGCCATGCCACACAGCGAGAATCTGCTGTCCCAGAAAGAGGTGGCCAAGCGATGGGGGTGCGACACCTCGACGATCGCCCGTCGAGAGAAAGACGGACTGATAAAAAGGGCGCTCGCCATCCCTGGCGTATGGTACACCCGAGCCTCCGTCGAAAGGGCGGAAGGCCTGGAAGGGGACGAGAGCCCCATGAGCCCCTTTGAAAGAAGGCGTCTCGAGAAAAGGATCAGAGAGCTGGAGAAGAAAGTATCCGGCTATGAGGATCAGTTCTATTTCCTTTCGGACGCCATGGAAAGGGTAAAGAAGATGATGAATTGAGGTGAGAAGAGTGGATGAAGTCAGAAAAGAAAGTCGTCTGATCGTAGACGCGAGCCTTTTTCAGGATGCAGCCTTTGTGATCGGAGAGCTGCTGCAGTTGATTTCTGAAAATGAAAAGTCCCGAATCGTACTGGAATACGATCCGGGAACAAAGAAGATGGTGGTCACAAAAGATACGACCCGCAACGAGGAAGATGACCCCGGCAGGTATGTAGTCATTGAACGCGATGAATACGAGCTGCTGATTGATTTGTGGAAGAAGCAGGTCAGAGACCGGCATCCAAGTCATCGATCGTCTTTGTGATCTTTTCCACCGCAGACCTCGCCGCCATCACGTCATAAGAGGAGTGGTCATCGCCAGATAATTCTTCTTCGCTCAAGACGTGCTGCAGGTAATAGTTCAGAGCTTCTACACAAATGACGGCTTCAACGAGGCTCATGCGTGGAAAGTTATATTCTTTTGGTTTCATACAAATCACCTCCTTTCTGCTTATCAGTATAGCAGGAAGGAGGAATGTGGAGGAAAGATGACAGACGAAGAATTGCAAGAAGAACAGAGAAGGGACTTTGAAGCGAGAAGAGATCTCGCCTTTAAGCAGCTTGTGTGCGCCCTCAATGAGGGTGATGCAGAGATCTTCGATATCGAAGTAGAGAAGAACAAGGAAGGCGAGGACGTCGCATGGATCTACTTCAGAGACGGAGGGCTCGCACGCGTGAACATCTGCGGAGATACTATCATCACCGCGATCCGTGAGATCTTGAATTGTAAGAGACTGAAGGGAATGTGAAGGAGAAGCCATGGACAAGAAAGAATTGGAAAAGCAGATGAACGAGACGGCAGAGAAGTTCGAAAGATCCTTCGAGGCCTGGAGGAAGAAAAGGAATACAGCCATCAAGGAAGTGCTGAATGTTTTGGTAGACAGTGACCTCACCTACGAGGAAGCCGTCAATGTGTTAGATGGATGCCGGACATACCTGCGGCATAACCTGAAGATCGAGAACATCGATCTCAATGTAGAGGAGAGAGAACCATTTTGACAGACGAAGAAGCAAAGACATTAGGAGAGCTTGCCCTAAAAGCGGACATGCTCCGCCGCCAGTGCCGAGACATTGAAGAAAAGATGAAAGAGCAGAGAGCAGCCGCGAAGAGAATGGCAAAGTACATGCTGGCAGAGCTCGCCATCATCATGATCCTGGCATTCGCAGCGGGTATCGCGGTATGGAAAGGCTGATAGGAGGAAATCATGACCAGTGCAGAAGCTGTAGAGGTGGTCCATCAGATGATGGCAGCCCGTGATCAGGAACTCGCTGCGATAGCGCAGCAGGCTTGCCAGACGAAATCTGCGCAAAGGAAATTCTGGAAAGAGGTATTTCACGAGTTTGTCGTTTACGGGACGGCGGCTCTTTGTGTCCTTATGTTCACACTTCTTATGGCGGTGCTGCAGTGAGCGAAAGGAGCAATTAAATGAAAGGCGAAGTCACGCTGGAACAGGCACTCGGTCTTCTCATGGAAGACCAGCCGGTGCATGTATTCAATGAAGACGGGGATACTTACTTTTTCGGCTACAAAAGCGCCATCAATGAAGAAGAACCTGTCCCGCACCTGATCGTCACTGGGATCTTTGTGAATACGGAGGATCTGAAGGACGGCAATGGAGAAATGCAAGTCATCGAGTTACAGATTAGATCGTGAAAGGAAAAGAGCCATGATTATCGAGGTGAAAGATAATGAGAGGCTGCTGGGTTAAGCTCTGGATGATCGGAGAGCAGCTGTGCCATGTGTCCGTTGACCGGTCGGACAAAGACCCCAAGTGGACCATCATGGCAGCTGCCGCGCTCATCAAGGAATATTGTAAAGAAACCGGGCTGTCCCCCGCCATGGCAGCGGAGCATATCGCCCGAATGTTGGAGAAGAAACATGATTGAAGAAGGAACCGTCATCGAGCTCATAAAGCACCTGAAAAGGCAGCTTTGCGAAGAACAGGCTCGCGCGGACCACGCAGACCGCGAGGGCAGAGTCAAAGACTTCTTCTGGCACGCAGGATACATCAGTGCCATGAAGGAGACCCTGAAAGAAATCGAAAGAGCGACCGGCATCACCGGCGTTTACGGGAAGGAGGAAACATGCAGGACACATACACGAAAGCAGAGCTTGTAGAAATATTCAAAAAGCTAGAAAAGCGGGAAATTGTACGCGCGAAGCGTGACATGGAGCGGGGAGAAAGCGCCGCTGCCGAGTGGCACCTGAACCGCGCATCCATGCTGAAGGAACTGATCGCCCTTACCGAGAAGGGGGCGCTCTGATGATCTACTACTGTGCCCGCTGCGGGAAACCCATCCCGAGAGGGAAAGAAATGGTCGAAAAGGTGGGCGGACGCCTTGTGCCGACCCACATGGACTGCCGCGAAAAATACAGCGAGCAGACATTGGATCAGATGATTCACAAAGCCCTGGATAAAGGGCCGGGAAATGAACTTCGTAGAAAGATGAGGGGTAGAAATGGCTGAGAAAGAAACCAAAGGATACATTGCCAAAAAGGTCGAAGAGATCGAAAAGGAAACAGGATGCGAGGACTGCATTCTGTTTATTGGGAAAGGCATGATTGGGAAAGAGTGCGCCAAAATCAGAAATGAAGGCGCCTTGGTAGCCCATATCAGATCGACGATCAGAGCCTATGGAAAATTGGGAGAAGACCCACTCAGAAGGCAGGTCCGCCTTCTGGGTGCGCTGACTCAGGTTCTCATCAAAGAAATCCAAGAAGGCGATCACAAGACGGTTAGCTCGTTTGAAATCTATGACATCCTTCTGAAGGAGGAAGAGGATGATCCGTCTGTCGAAAACTAAGAGGTACAAGCTCTTCGAAATCGTCCGTCTCCGGGATAGAACTCTCTGGGACGTCTATGAAAGAACACTGGGCATTCCGTATCCGGCGGGGAGGACCCACGTCCACCACGTCATTCCGGTAGCATCCGGCGGGGAAGACATCGCAGAGAACCTCATCACCTTAGACCCGAAGACCCACTTCTACATATTCCACAATGGATTCGGGAGTGTGGATAAAGAATGGCAGAAAATCGCCCGGGAGTATCTAGCGAGCAAGGAGGTCAAGGCATGGCACGAAGAAAGAGAAGCAAGTTTGACAGCCCTATACCGGACTGCAGAAACTACCCGTATCAAGAAGATCCGGAGGAACTGCTTGCCAGAGAAAAAGCCAGGCTTCAAATACTAAGAGAAGACAACACCATCTGCCCCATATGTCATAGTGGCACGAAGCACACACGTCATTGCCCCAAAGAAAAAGCAGCCGTCTGTGAAGAACATTGTGAAACGTGTGAATACCACGTACCAATGACAGCGGCCAGCAACGGGAAATGCTTGTACACGAAAAAACCGCCTGCAGGAACAGGCGGCGAAGGGTGAAAATATAAATTCACGTTTTTCTATATGATAGTATATCACGCCCTTCATGAAAAGTCCAGAAAAGCAAGGTATAAAGGGGATTTTTTGTCCCCTTTGTGCCCTTGTTAAGGCTATTATTTGGAGGACCGATGCCGTATCGAAAGCGTATTTTCACCTACCCGGGAGGAAGGGTAGAAGAGAAGTATCACACCTGCCGCTTGGGAGGGAAGAAGACACGCATCAAGAATTTCAACAAGACCCCGGAAGCCGTGGCCAAAGTGAATGCAAGAAGAGCAGTGAGGCACCTGAAGGAGCTGATCCTCACCAACTTCAAGCAGGGAGACCAGTACATCACCTTGACCTATGCCAAAGAACCCCAAGACTATGAGGAGGCCACCCGCTATCTCATGAACTACATCAAGAGACTCCGGAGACGCTACCAGAAAGCCGGACAGGAGCTGCGCTACATCTACACCACGGAATACAGGGGGAAAAGAATTCATCACCACATCCTTGTGAACAAAGTCCTGGAACAGCAGGAGCTTCGAAATGTATGGGGACACTCCAAACTAAGCGCCTATGACATCATCGAATACCAAGGAGAAGAAAGAGACGCCAAGAAACTTTCCGCCTACTTCACGAAAGAGTCCGATATCACGGTAAGGGAAGGGAAGCAGAAAGTGAGATACGTCGCCTCCAGAAACCTAAAGAAGCCGGAAGTCCGTTATCAGACGATCCAGTCAAAAAAGTGGAGAGAAAGACCAACCGCTAAAAATGGCTTCACCCTGATAGACGTCACGAACACCTACACCGAGTGGGGATATCCCATGCAGATTGCAAGGTATGTAGAAATTCCAAAGAAGAAAAAGCGAGGGAGAAAAAATGAGTAAGATCTGTCCCGAGTGCGGAAAATCATTTGTCGGAAGCAAAGGTCAGAAGTACTGCTCCTACAGATGCTGCAAGAAACATAACAGGGAAGCAAAAGAAATAAAGCATCCAGATCCGCCCAAAGGCGTGTCGATCATTCGCGACTTTCTCTGTAAAGAGTGCGGACACGAAGTCCTCGTCTGGGAAAGAACAGATAAGAGGACCGTCTTCTGCTGCAGCCTCTGCGAGAAGAAATACTGGAAGCACAACACATCCAAGAGCAACAAGCATAGAAAGGGAGAAATCGGCATGTCCGGCGGCATGAGCTTAGAGAGCCTCATCCGAAGAGAAAAGAGGGATCTCTTATGATAGGGGAAGAATATACCGCCTTTTTACGCGCCAGAAATCCCGAAGTGTGGATTCGGAATTCATCCGGCGTCCCAGTGAAATGGATCGGGACAAGAGCCTATGTAAACGGCGTAAGCGCAAAGCGTCATTTGGATACAGAAGGCTACAGCCATACTGACACTGGATTCTTCCCCATCGCCATGCTGATGACCAAAGCGCAGGCAGCCAAAAGGAAGAAAGAGCTCGCAGAGAAAGCAAAGTCCCTGCAGAAAATTTGCGCCGGGTGCGGCGCCATCTTCCGGGCGAAAGGAGGAGAAAAATATTGCAAAACATGCATGAAAAAGGGAGTCACATGGGGGATCGAATGAGAAAGCACGATGCACGCATGATCATTCAAAGAATCGTAGCCGGAGCATTTCGAGGCACCAGGAAATCTTTCAAGGCCAAGAAACTTGAAACCAAAAGGAAAGACCACCCACAGCACCATCTCTACTGGTGCAGGAGAGAACCCATTAGTCAAAGACGGAAAATCGAGATCGAATTTTGGACCGGGTGGTATCTCAGCCTGCATAGCGGATACTTCCAGGAACAAGTATGCAAAGAAGCCGAAGAAAGAGAGAAAGCAGAATGACAGAAGAAGAGAATCCGAGGTGGCAAGACCAGTGCCTAAGAAACCAAATTCAAAACCTGCTCGAGAGTAAAGAGGGCAGAAACCTGTGGGCGGGAGAAATCCAATTCCAAAGTATCCAGCTGAATAACAGCAGTGCTTTCATCAGTTATGTCGATGCGGATGGTGTGAAAACGTTCACGTGTGAAGAGCAGCCGAGAGAAGAATTTAGAACCGCTATGGCGGCGATGAGCCTTTACTATATCGACATGGCAGGGGACTATAGACCCGAGAAACCGGTACAGGCCATTTTCGCGGTGGAGAAAGTAGTGCCAAAGCGGGATAAGAAATCCGGGGCGCTAAAAGGAGTGCGGCTGGGCGGGCGGTTCCACCTCAAAGGCAGCCCTACCACGCAGCGGTTCAACACGATCGAAGACATCACTCCGACTGATAACGTGCTCCGCATCATGAAGAAAATCTATGATGAAGCGGCGCTTTACATCAGCGGCGAGAGGAGAGAACAAAACCTTTTTAAAACGAGCCAGGATGGTGAGCAGGAGCCAAGCGATGAGCGGGCAAATGAAGAATGATAGATTTTTTCGATTTTCCGCGAATTGAATTGAATTAAATTGAATTGAATTAAATTGAAAGGAGAAAGAATTGAACAGCGTAGAAATATCCGGGAACCTCGCAAGAGATCCCGTCGTCAGATCCACCAAGACAGGGAGAGCTGTGGCATCATTTACCGTCGCCTCCAGTCGCCTCTATGTTTCGCAGAACGGCGAGCAGAAAGAACAGACCGCGTGGATCAATGTCGTTGCCTGGGGAGCCATCGCTGAAAGAGTGGCCAACTTCTGTAAGAAAGGTACCTTCGTCTACGTCCATGGCAGCCTGAATACCAGATCCTACGATGACGACAGCGGACAGAGACACGGGATCATGGAAGTCGTAGCAGACATTGTAGCCGATCCCAAGTGGGGAGAAGGCAAAGCGTCATCCGGAGGAAGCTATTCCGGCGGATATAGCAAGGGATCCGGCGGCGCTTCCAATGGCTATGGAAACAATTCCGGCGGGTTCAACCAGTTCGGCCCTTCCAAACCGGAGCAGCGAGAAGAGAGCATGTTCCCTGCGAAAGGGCCGCAGGAAGACATACCATTTTAGGTAAATGAGAATGATTGAAGAAAATCCATAAGTGGTAAGTATTCGAGGGGGATCAAAGTGAATAGACAGGAAAGAAGAAGACTAGGCGTCAAAAAGAAGGATCCCATGGTTTCCATCAAACAGTCAGACATCGATGCAATGAAACAAGAAGCCACCAAGAAAGGCTGCGAGCTGGCCTTTAACTTGATGCTTGCCATCCCGGCTATGGCCATCCATGACAAGCTCGGAAGCCTGATGAAGAAAGATGGCAGAGTGGAAAAGTTCGTAGACCTATGCATGGAAGAGTATAAGTGCTATGAAGAGGGATACGTCACCCTGCAGGAGCTGGCTAAGTGCCTGCAGGACGAAGCAGGAGTCAAAATCAAAGGATGGGAGGCAGAAGAAATCAAGAGATGACCATCGAAGAGAGAGCGGAAGCCCTGGCAAGGAAAGATTTCAATAAACTGAATATTCCGGGAACGGTGAAGAAGAGATCACTACGCAAAAGACGCCAGGGCAAGACGCTAGTTTTCGAAGCAGGAGAACGTGGGATCCTCGTGAGATACTTCATGCGCTGCCAGGACAGGCACATATCCATGAAGCGCATTGTGACACACTTCCACGATGAAGAATTTGACAATTCTTCCAAACCACCGTAAGATAGTTATGAAATCTCCAGCAGATTTTCGGCATCCGTAAGGAGCCGGTACCTTTTACCCGCATATATCTCGCGGGCAACGATAAAAGATACCGGCTCCTTTTTTGTGCTTTTAGGGGGGTGAGAGTATGGCCAAAGGGAAATGGGAGAAGTGGATAGAGCCGAACCATCTCTTGATTTTAGGCGCGTGGGCACGTGACGGACTGACCGATGAAGACATAGCGCACAACATTGGCATTTCCCGCTCCACCCTGAAAGAGTGGAAGAAAAAGATTCCGGCCATATCGGCCACCCTAAATACTAATAAGGCAATAGCCGATATCCGGGTAGAGAATGCCCTCTTCAAAAAAGCGATCGGCTGCACCGTCAAGGAGAAAGTCATTTCCAAAATCAAAAACCCGGACGGTACAGTCACAGAAACCGAGAGAATAGTGGAAAGAGAGCTGCCCCCGGATACAACGGCCGGGATCTTCTGGCTGAAGAACCGGAAACCGAAAGACTGGAGAGACAAGCAGGAAGTCGAGCTTTCCGGAAACGTAGGCATGACAGACGCGCTAAAGAAAGCGAGGGAGCGAGTGAATGAACACCGAAATAGTAAGTGACCTTGCCGGACTGGCGAAAGACCCCCTCAGTTTCGTCTACTGGGCTTTCCCATGGGGTGAAGGACTCCTTACCCATCAGGACGGCCCCGAAGCCTGGCAGAAGGAAATACTGGGGCATATAGGCGAAAATGTATCCCCGGACAGAGTCATCCAGGAAGCCGTCGCCTCAGGCCACGGCATCGGGAAATCCGCCTTGGTATCCTGGCTCATCCTGTGGGCGATCTCCACCCATGAGAATACCCGCGGCGTCGTCACCGCCAACACCGAGACACAGCTCCTCACAAAGACATGGCCCGAATTAATGAAGTGGCATGCCATGTTCCTTGCAAGAGATTTATTCAAAGTCACCGCCACTTCCATCTTCGCAGCCGAAGACGGCAAAGAAAAGAACTGGCGTATCGACGCCATCCCATGGAGCGTGGCCAATCCGGAAGCCTTCGCAGGCCTTCACAATCAGGGGAACAGAACCATCCTCATCTTCGACGAAGCCTCAGCCATAGACGATAAGATCTGGGAAGTCGCGGAAGGTGCGCTAAACGACGCCAACACAGAAAGACTCTGGTGCGCCTTCGGGAATCCGACACGAAACACCGGAAGATTCTACGACTGCTTCCATAAATTCCGCCCCTACTGGCATACCCTTCAGGTAGACTCCAGATCCGTCAGATTCTCCGACAAGCAAAAGATCGGCCAATGGGAAGAAGCATACGGGGCAGACAGCGACTTCTTCAAAGTCCGAGTCACCGGTGAATTCCCGGACGCCTCCGACCTGCAGTTCATCCCATTAGGCCTCGTCAAGAAAGCAGCGCAAAGGAACCTGCACGAAGGGCAATACAAGTTCGCCCCTTGCGTCATTGGCGTAGACCCCGCATGGTCCGGCGGCGACGCCACCTCCATCTACCTCAGACAGGGACTCTACACCAAGAAACTGGCAAGGATCCTCAAGAATACCAATGACATGACCATCGCCAACATGATAGCCCGCTTCGAAGACCAGTATCACGCAGCAGCCGTCAACATCGATTTAGGATACGGCACCGGCATCTACTCCGCTGGCACCACCATGGGAAGAGCGTGGAACCTCATCTCCTTTGCGGGCTCCTCTCCCGATCCTGCCTGCGTCAACATGCGTGCCTACATGTGGTTTGCTATGAAGAAATGGTTCCAGACCGGCGGCGTCATAGAAGCCGACCAAGTGCTGATAGACGACCTCACCCATGTAGAAATCAAACCCACCATGGACGGCCGCATTCAGCTGAAATCAAAGGACGAAATGAAGAAAGCCGGCGTCCCATCACCGAATGATGCCGACGCACTGGCTTTGACCTTCGCCCTTCCGATCATTCAGCAAACAGAAGACATAGTCAATACCAACTACAACCCATTTGATTGAAAGGAGAGATACACATGTGCGGATCCATTTTTGGCGGAAAAGCAAGAGTACCGGAAATTCAGAAAGTAGACCCGGCAGTAACAAACGTGACCTCTGGCGATATGAACGCGGATACCACCTCCGATGCGGAAGCAGCCAGAAAGAAAAGACTCCGCCAGGGCTACGCGGCCACCACCCTGGCGACACAGACGCAAGGAAAGAATACCCTTGGATAGTCTGGCAGCCTCCACCTTCACCCCTGAATATATCCCTGCAGACGGTGCCATCAAGACCATACCACGAGAAACGGCCGCCACCCGCGTAGGGGCACTGGAAACAGAAAGAAAAAACTGGGAAAAAAGATGGAAAGACATCAGAGACTTTCAACTTCCCTACCTGGGAGAATTTGGCGATACCGCCGATGTAACAGATCGAGGGCGCCGCCGTGACGGGAAGATGATAGACAGCATCGCCTGGATGAGCGATATAGCCTTTGGAGCCGGTGTCATGAGCGGGCTGACACCGCCATCCAGACAATGGTTCAAGATGGGATTTTCAAGAGCCGAAGCAGAAGAGGACATAGAAGCCATGCAGATTTTGGACCAGCGCCAAAAAATCGTGGAACACTACCTGCATAAATCCAACTTCTACAACTGCATCCACAACTGCTACATGGAGCTGCCATTTGGCCAAGCGCCATTGGGCGTATTTCCATCTATGGAAACAGGGATCCGATTTCAGAACTATACCATCGGGACCTACTACATAGGCACCGGGCCGGGCGGGAGAGTAAACACCTTTTGCCGGAAATTCACCATGACACCGGTTCAGATCATGGAACAATTTGGCGACAAAAACCTGCCGGACAAAGTGAAAGACGCCCTAAAGAGCGGCGGCAAATATACCAGGCAAATGAAAATCATCTGGCTGGTCATGCCCAATGATGGAAGAATCCCGGGGATGCCAGGCAATAAAAACATGCCATATACATCCTTGTATTGGATGGAAGGAGAAAGGGACTATTTATACTCCGGCGGCTTCGAAGAATTCCCGGTTCCCGTAGCCAGATACCAAGTTACGGGGCAGAATGCCTACGGCTTTGGTCCGGGATGGTACGCAGAAGGGCACTCCAAAGCCCTGCAAGTGTATAGAAAAGACTTCCTGCAAGCCGTAGAAATCATGGTAAAGCCGCCTATGGTTGGCCCTCCGGAAGTCCATAGGATTAACCTCATCCCCGGCGGATACACCAAAGAGTCCATCAATGGACAAAACCAGATCCGACCACTGTTCACAGCCCCCACAAACCCGCAGTGGCTGGCACAGGAAATCCAAAACACGGAAGATGCCATCAAACGCATCTACTCTGCAGACCTCTTCTTAATGCTCTCCAGCAGCGTGGACGAGCCCCAGAAAACAGCGAGAGAAGTCATGGCTTTGCAACAGGAAAAACTCCAGCAGCTAGGTCCGGTAGTCGAACGGCTGCAAGATGAATTTCTTTCCCCGCTGATCGAAAGAACCTACAACATTCTAGAAAGAATGGGGGCCTTTGATCCCATCCCTGACGAAGTAGCAGAAAGACTGCAGAACGAAGAAATCAAAATCGAATACGTCTCCCCACTGGCACAGGCCCAGAAAATGAGCGGACTCGTAAATATCGAACAAGCCATTGCCTTTACCGGACAGATGGCCCAGGTATGGCCGGATGTTATTAAGAAAGTAGACCCTATCGGAACCGTTTCCGAATACTTCGAACTCTTAGGAGCGCCGGGGAAAATGCAGAGATCCACAGAAGAAGTACAGGCCATGATGGAAGAAGAACAGAGAATCCAAGCACAGCAGGAACAGCTTGCCCAGGCACAAGCGATGGCCCAGACTGTAGCACCGGCAGCCCAGGCCGCCAAGAACCTGACTGACGCCGCTAATGACGGGAACCCCGCTCTGCAAACCCTGATGGGAATCAACTCGCCCGGATTAAGCAGCGTATGAAAAAAGTCATCACCAACCCTGAGGATACTGACCTTCTATGGCAAAAGCGCATAGAAGAAGAACTCAAAGAAAGAGACAAAATTGCCTGGAAAAAAGTACTCAGCACCAAAGAGGGGCGATGGGTACTGGAAAGAATCTTGGAAATGACCGGCTATAGAGCCAGGACATTCACGGGAAACTCATGGACCTTTAGAAACGAAGGCATGCGAGAAGTAGGAATCACTATTAACGAGACACTGGTAGAACTTCTAGGCATTGAAGCCGTCACCTTGCGGCAGAAAGCCGAAAAAGAATATATCAATTTTCAAATGGAGCAGAAAAGAATTTATGACACAGAAGACAAAGAATGAAATCAAAAAAGCGATTCTGTTTGTACTGGTATTTTTTGGAGCCGCCTTCTTCCTGCTTCAGCTGATGAACTAAGGAGAAACCACAATGAACGAACACACGAACACATTGAAATTTGACCTCCAGACATTTGCTGAACCGGAACCACAGAACGAACCAGCACCACCCGCCCCTGCAACACAGGAGGGATCAGGGGATCATCCGAAGCCGGATACACCGCAGCCCGCTTCCCTGGTGGAACAGGCGGCCGGACTGGAACAGGAAGCCGGTCCCGTTTATGACTTCACAGGAAGCCTTCCGGAGGGATACGAACTGGATGAAAATACCAGCAACGCCTTTGGAGACATTTGCAGAGGATTGAATCTGAATAATGACCAAGCCAACCAGCTGGCCGCTTACGGCTTTAAATGGCAGCAAGAAATCATGGACCGCGTCCAAAAGACCCAGCAAGCTGCTTATGAAAAAGAAGCAGAAGAATCCAAAGCCTTCTTTGGTACCAAGTTTGACGACGCCATGAAAAATGTCAGTCTGGCAGTCAACTCGTTAGAACGGGAATATCCGGGATTTGTGGAAGCCTTGAACAAAGGCGGTGTAGGTAACAACAAAGCCGTACTGCAGGTGCTGGCAAAAGTGGGCACCCTGCTAAAAGAAGATCCCGGCGTCGGCGGGAACGACAAAGGGAACGGAGAAAACAACCCATATCCCAACACCAATTGGGACAATTTATAAGCGATAAGGAGAAAAAACAATGGCATTAGGAGACCTTTCTCTTACATTTAACGACATCCGCAAAAGACAGAACGTGGATGGAAACATTGACAATATCATCGAATTGGTACAGCGGGCAGACCCGATTATGGACCAGATTAAATGGATCCAGGGGAACCTTCCGACGGGCAACCGCACCACCCAGCGCACCAGCCTTCCCAGAGGGGAGATTCGCCGCATTAACCGTGGTGTAGGAAACTCCAAATCCACCACACGCCAGATCACAGATACCTGTGCCATGATTGAAGGCCACTCTCAGATTGATAAAAAACTGCTGAAATTGCAGAACGATCCCATGGCCTACAGAATGTCCGAAGACCGCGCTATGGTTATGGGCATGACACAGCAGGTATGCGACATGCTTTTCTACGGCAACGCCGATAAAAACCCGGATGAGTTCAACGGTATCGCCACTCGCCTTGCTTCCTACGGCGGGAAAATCGGAGACTCTTCCTATCAGGTCATCAATGGCGGCGGTACTACCGTAAAGAAGCAGACATCCGCCTACCTGGTATGCTTTGGCGATCAGGCAGTGACCGGGATCTATCCAAAGAACTCTGCAGCCGGATTCTCTCGCACCGACAAGGGGGAAATCATGGTATCCGATCCGGACGGCAAGCAGTATGAAGCGCTTCTCACCATTTACGGATGGGAACCGGGTTTGGCTGTTCACGATCCAAGAATGCTGGCGGCAGTCAGAAACATTGATACCGCCACGCTGGCGCTGGAATCGGCTACTGCCGAGCAGAAGAAAGCCATCGTAGACAAGATGATTATCGCCCAGCACCGCATCAGACACTTCATGAACGTCAATGCGGCATGGTACGTATCTCCATTCATGATGACACTCTTAAACCTGTACTACAACGACAAGGCCAATGTGTACATCACCAGAAAAGAAGCCATGGACGGCATGCCGGAATACTATGTGAACGGGATCCGCGTACTGGAAGAGCAGGCCATCACTGACGAAGAAGCAGTTATCAAGGAGGCAAAATAATGATTTACGATGCAGAAAACACATTCATGTGGAAGAAAGACCTTTCGACCGGAACGACTAGCGATGTGGTAGCCAATTCCGGCGGAGGCGATGCCTATGATCCGCTCTTTCTGGCAGTGACCGTCAATAGTGCATTAGACAAAGATGCCACCGTCACGCTCTCTACCGATGACGATGCGGCTATGGGAAGTCCTAAAACATTAGGATCTCTCACCGTCTCTAAAGACGAAGGCTCCAAAGCGTCCGTGAAAATCCCGCATGGTATGAAAAAATACCTCAAGCTGAGCGTCACAGGAGCGGCTACCGGTGTCCTGACGGCTGCTTTAGTCGTTGATGTAGATCTCACATGATGGACGACAGAAAAACGGAAGAGCTCTCTATGAACGAACTTCGAGCCAGACTCTATGAAGCGGGCATCGAATACAGCGACAACGCCACTAGAGAGGAACTTATTCAACTGGTGAAACAGTATTGCTGAAACAGGCGTGGGTTCTTCCACGCCGCATGATAACAACCCTCTTGTTGCTATGCGGAGTAGAAGAACCAAAAGGAGGACACCATGAACGAAACCGAAATCTGCAACATTGCTTTGGGAGCCATTGGACAAGGGCGCATCGTATCCATGACAGAAGAATCCGAAGCTGCCAGAAACTGCAAACTATACTACAACCTGACTAGACAGAACCTCTTGTCTATGTATCCATGGGAATTTGCCCACAGAAACGCCAAACTGGCCCTGCTGAATGTCAATACCATGGGGTGGAACTATACCTACGCCTATCCGGCGAAAGCTTTGGTTATCCGAAAAATTTATGATGAAGAATTTGCAGAAGAAAAAGACAACGGCGAACCGACATATACGACCCTTTCTGTAAACGAATCACAGAAAGCCATCTGCACGAATATCAAAGACGCTTATTGCGAATTTACTATGGATATCGAAAACGCAGACGTCTTCCCGCCATCCTTTGTACAGGTACTGGCCTATAGCCTGGCGGCTGCCCTATCGTATCCCCTTTGTGCATCCATGCAAATGCAGCAGGCAAATTTCCAGTTGGCACAGAGCGCCATCGCATTGGCTAAATACACCAGCGCCATCCAGGATGAGCATAAGCCATCCTACCCCAATCATTACCTGACAGCGAGGTGGTAACCATGCCAAGAGAAACCATCTATGTCATACAGTCCTCTTTCACAACGGGAGAAATCTCTCCTGAAGTAGCCAATCGGGTAGACCTGGATAAATACCAATCTGCTTTATTGAACGCTGAAAATGCGTATATCCGCCCCTATGGAGCCGTGTACAAACGGACCGGCTCTTTATTTTGCGGCTATGCTAAAAGCGCGAGTGTCAAACTCATCGAGTTTAAAAGCAAAGCCAACGCAGGGTTTCTACTGGAAGTCGGAGACAAATACATCCGTATCTGGAAAGATGGAGTCTTCACCGGGCAGGAAGTAACAACCCCTTACGCTGCTAGTGAGCTGTCAAAGCTAAGGACAGCCCAAAGCGCAGATATCATGTATATCGCATCCGGCACCCATCCGGTGATGCAGCTGAAACACTATGCAGATAACGATTGGCGATTTGAAGAAATGGAAATATCCCGTCCGTATTTTGATGCAACCGCACAGGTTGAAAATTATGTAGCTGATGAGACCTGGGATAAAGCCGGAACCTATTCATGGCCATGCGGGGAAAGCGGTGACTATCTGATTACCGTAGCCGGAGCCGGTGGCGGCGGGTGCGAAGATCTAAGTCATAAGAGACGAACCGGATACGGTGAAAGTGACAACTACGTAACCGCCCAAGGCGGGAAGGGGGGCAATGGAGAGCTTCTGACCAAAACCGTTTATATGGAGGCCAATACCGTTTACAACATCACCGTAGGAAATGGCGGGACAAAAGCAAATCCGGGGAACGACGGAGAGAGCTCCTCCTTTGGAAACATCATAAGTGCCAAAGGCGGCGGAGGAGGGCAGCCCGGAACTTTTACAAGTCAAAGAAAAGTAACGGGAAGGCCTCATAAATATTACAGAATATGGAGCGGCCATGAAGGGGCAGCAGGCATATCCTACGGCAATGGCGGACAAGGAACCTATGGAACGGGAAATCCTGGATGGGTGAAACTGAAAAGCCTGGCAGATATTGAACTGACCGCCTCAGGTATATCCGGAAGGATGACCATAACCGCCGGGAAATCGCTTTTTACCAAGGATATGGAAGGAATGTGGATGAAACTTTCCCAAGACATTCCATCCCAGGCCGTACAGTCTAACGGAAACCAGACAACCGATGCGATTGCAGTAGGAAGCAGCTGGAAGATCATCACTCACGGGACATGGACCGGAACCATCACCATTCAGCGTTCCGTCAATGGCGGCGAATGGAAAAACTATAGAACCTATCGCTCTAATGACGATAACAATATTTCCGAATCCGGCACTGAGAACATAGAAGATAACGTCCGACTTCGCATAGTAGCCACTGCCGGGCGTGCCGATCTGACCGCCAATGCCTACACAAAGGATGGGATGGTAGTCATTGAATCCGTCAATTCTGCAACCAAAGCCACCTGTTTAGTGAAACAAAACTTGGGGAAAGCGGGGAAAATAGATGCCTATTGCTATGGGGCTTGGAATAACAAATTCGGCTATCCAAGAACAGTCGCCTTCTTCCAAGACCGATTAGTCTTTGGAGGGACCTCTTATCAACCCTACGTCGTATGGATGAGTAAAACCGGAGACTATAACAACTTCTCTGTAGAAAAAGCGTCAGGCACCATAACAGACGATAGCGCCATCGCTTTATCTTTCATATCCAGAGAACAAGCGGAAATCAAGCACCTTTGCCCGGCAAACGATCTCTATGTACTCACCGATGCCAATGAATGGACCATTTCCGGCGGAGACACGGTAACCCCCACCAAGTGCACACCGAAAGCCCAGACCTTTAGAGGGTGCAGCGATGTAGAACCGATGTCCATTGGCGGACGCCTCATATACATCCAGCGCCGCGCACAAACCGTAAGAGATATGGCCTACTCCTTTGAGACAGACTCCTACGACGGCATGGACATAACCCTGCTGGCCAAAAACCTGCTTCGAGGAATGCGCATCACTGATATGGCCTATATGCAGGATCCGGACTCCAGGCTCTACTTCGTCAGAAGCGACGGAGCCATGCTTTGCCTCTCCTATATCAAGGAGCAGAAAGTCTACGCATGGAGCCACATCAAAACAGACGGAGCCTACTTGTCAGTATGCAGCGTTGCCGGCGATACAGAAGACGATGTATACACCGCTGTGCAGAGACAAGGGAAAACATACATCGAAAAGCTAACCATGAACGCAGAGACAAGCAACCCCAAAGACTATATCATGCTTGACTGTGCCAAAGTCTTTACCTTTACATCTCCGGAAGACAGCCAAGAAGTGAAATGGCTATCCGGGAAAGTCACTGTTCTGGCCGACGGAAAATGCTTTTCTGATGTGGAAATTGATGAAAATGGCATCATCACCCTGCCGACCAAAGTGTCCTACATGATCATCGGCCTTCCCTATACCATGAAATTGGAACTTCCTAACCTGGAAATCAACACACAGAACGGAACACTGCAAGGGAGAAACAAAAACGTAAGAAGCGCTTCCTTACGTCTGCTAAACTCCTTGGGCGGGAAAATCGGGAATGGCGTGGGTCCCATGGACGCCATCAAGTACGAAGAATTATCAGACCAAGAGATTACCCTGTACACCGGAGATAAAGAAATCACAATCCCTAATAGAGGCGTAGAAAAGAATGGAAGAGTACTCATTCAGTCTGATGAGCCATATCCATTCAATCTGGCAGCCTTGGTCCGAGAGGTAGTTATCAATGATTAGAAGTAAATACAGAGTGAAAATCACGCCTGTTCACAAGGCCCACGCAGCATGCTATGGTCATGAAATGGCCGTGGATATGAGAGAAGAAGATAAAAAAGAATGTGAAATAATTGGCATTCCACCCGAAGCTGCAGTGGCAACATCTATCGAAGACTCGAAAGAAGTCTACGAAGCCAGATATAAAGGGACCCTGCTATGCGTCTTTGGCGTAGCAGGGAATGCGGTGTGGTGTCTGGGCACACAATCCGTAAAGAATCATAGGAAAGCCCTAGTCTGTATTGGGTATAGCTTTATTCAAGAAGCCGTCCGGAAATATGGAGAACTAGGAAATTTCATTTCAAAAGAAAATATCCCGGCCATAAGATATATCGAAAATGTGCCGGGGGTAGACCTCTATGAAGGAAATGTCACCATCAACGGAAAGCCTTTCCTATATTTTGAACTAAGGAGAAAAGACCATGTGTAGTGTAACCGCAGCCATGATGGGCCTCACGGCTCTGCAAGGATATACCTCCTATCGTTCGCAAAATGCCCAATATCAAGCACAAGCCGCTGCCTATGCAGCGCAAGCGGATGCCGCAAGACAGAATGCTGGCATTCAAGATCGACAGAGAGAACAGATCGCAGACCAGTATGCCCAGAAACAGCAGGAACTGGATGCGAGAAGAAAACTGGTGATAGGCCAGCAGAACGCAGCAGCCGGATCTGCGGGTCTATCCGGCGGAAGCGTATTAGATGCCAATGCCGCTGCTATCGACCAGTGGCGAACGGACTCCATGAACCTGTTAGGGAATCAGAGAAACGATACCAAAAACGCCTATATCAATCAGGTTAACTATTTGAACCAGGCCAAACAAGCAGACGCGGCGGCCTACAACACCAGACAACAAGCGAAAGCAGCCAGGATTTCTTCGCTTCTGAATACAGCGATTAGCATGTATGGCGTTTCCAAAACCTTTGGAGGGACAGCTTCCAAGACCACCGGACAGCTTCACCATCCATCCGCCCTAGCCGGCATGCCGGAAACCATGGAAGACCAAGTCTTTGCCGTCACCAAGTACAAGCCGCAGAAATTTATAGGAACGAAAAGCCCCTATAGCTGGCTTAGGTAGGAGGATCTATGAAGCTTTCACAATTCACGCCCTCTGTGAATAAAAATACCATGAATGCGAAAATTCAGGCGGTAGATCATCCGAATGCCTATGGAGCCAATCAAGCCGGGGCCAATGCCTTGAATGCCACACTGAGCGCCGGTATAGGGGCTTATCAAAAAGAATGGCTGAAAGACCAGAACGATAAAATCTTTGACGCCAAGAACGACTACGAGCAGCGCATCAATTCCCTTATGGACGATGAGGACACCGGCCTTTTCAATACCCATCAGGGCAAGGCTGCCGAGAACCTGCAGAAAGACTACACCGACCAGGAACAGAAGATTTATCAGCAGGTCCTGCAGGATCATGGTATCTCTTCTGATTACGCCGTCCGAGCTTTCGGGGAACAGAGAGCACAGTCACAGACATCGAACTTTCGTATGATCGACAAGTACCAGCGAAAGCAGATGGAAGACTACGCAGGAAATCAGATTTCCTTGATGACCAGCAACATGGTGAACCAGTCCGTCAAAGACCCCGACTCCCTCATCACGAACTTCGGAAGCTGGGAGAAGAATACCACTGCCATTCTGGCAGGCCTCAGCATGGATAGCGCAGCCATTGACGTCAAAATGAAAGCGCTGAAGAACGATAAAGCCAAAGAGATCATGCAGTCCTATCTCACCACTGGCGACTACAGCGCGGGCCTCAATGCCATCGCATACATGAAATCGCAGGGCATAGACGAGCCGACACTCAAGGCTTACAAAGACCAGTTCCTTCAAAAGAAAATGACGCGGGAAATCAAAAGCAGCGCCGAAGACTACGTCAAAGGGAACGGTATGAACCTCACTACCATGACATGGGAACAGTTCCGGGATGCATGGAGGAAAGACCACCCCGCGCCGGCCTCTCAGGGGAAAGGCAGCGTCACGGGAAATCAGATCGCGGAATTTGCCAGAAACAACTACACCGAAGGCGATCAGTGGATGGGAAGCGTCACCAAAGATCCCACCATCCAGTGCGATTCATGGACCGCTGACGTCTATGCCAAGACCGGCCTTTTCCCGGACGGGACAATCACCCATGGCGCCGACTTCGGGGACGCCTACCATAAAGCGGGCGACGGCTATGAACCACAGCCCGGTGATTTCATTGACGGGGAAAAGCACGTCGGCATTTATTTAGGGAACGGCCAGTATATGGCCAGAAACTCTTCCGGCGGCATCCATGTCGGGAGCATGGACGAGTGGAATGAATGGTTCGGGAAACCCATTGGCTATGGATCCGTGGCAGAGGCCAAAGGCGAAGCGGCGGACGACATGTCAGACGAAGAACGAGCCGAGATTCAGGACAAGAGCGACGCGGCCCTAAAGCAGCAGTACGCCGAGATCCGCTCGAGCCAAGTAACCTACATCCAGAGCCAGGTGCGCAACATCACTAAAGGAATCCTCGAAATGGAGCAGAACGGTTCCACGCCGAGCCAGGCGTACGAGTACGCTGCCGATATCGTGAACAACGATCCCTTGCTGAAGGACTCTTCGGCGGGGATTACACTCTTAGGCCGTCTGATGAATCAAAAGAGAACCTATGAAAAGTCGCAGAACAGGGCTGCCAATGTAGGGAGAGGCCTTGATGCCAGCGGCTGCCTTAAAGAGAAAGGGTTCAACGCCTTAGAAGGATTTATCGGGACGAAGATCAATTCCATCGAAGACCTGGACAATACCATCAAAGACCTGCAGGAAGAGGGTGTTTACCTCACTGCCGAGCAGGACGCCAAGATTCGGAAAGATGTCATCGACTGCGGAAACGGCGTGGGAACCTTTGCCGTCAAGATCCCGGATGATGATGCCACCATTGCGGCTATGTGCTATACCAACACCTCCGCCGTCACCTCGACAGCGAAAATGCTCATTAAGAGAGAAATCATGGATTTCAAAAACGAGCAGGGGAGAGATCCCGACAACGACGAGCTCCGTACCATCTACTACGACGTAATCGGGAAAGAGAGCCTCGACAGCACAGGGAAAAGCAAAATTGGCGGATTCAACCTATTTGGAATGAATTTCTTTGGCGACGATTACGAAGCGCCAACCATGAGTAAAGCGCAGGCCTACAACGATCACATCAGAGAAACGTCGCAGGCCGTAGACGAAGATGGAAATCCGAATGGCTTCTACATTGACGTGGACTACGGGAACGGAATGACTGAGACTAAGTGGGTATCCGATGAACAGATGAGACAGATTTCCAATGGAGAATTAAGCGTATTCGATATTTGAGAGGAATCACAATGGACGAAGAAATTTTAGGAAGCGTGCTGCATGGGATCAAGCCAAAGGACTACACACCTATCCAGGTGAGGCCGACACCGGAGTTTGGCGGCATTCAGCTGACTGAAGAGCAGCAGGCCAAGAAAGATAATATGGAATCCGTCAAGGATGGAGAGATCCTGCCCTTAGGCGGCTTCACTGACACCGTAGAAGCCCAGTGGGAATCCGCCAAAGACCTCGTGAAATCCACTGACGTATACAAGAACCTTTTCGGAAACAGCGCACCGGATGATAACCGCCTCGAACAGTCTGAGAAATTAGGAAGTGCACTAGGCATTGCCCCACAGCTGATCGCCTCCGATCCGGATATGTACAAGGCAGCTGTTACCACCTATGAGAGACAGAGGAATGCGGCCGCGCTGAACAACCAGCCATTTTCCGCCAAAACCTTGAATGAACTGTACCCAGAGCTCGACACGGAAGATCCCGTGGCCACCACCATCGCCCTGAAGGACTATACCAACATCCTGAAGAACCGAGAAGCAGCGGCGCAAGGCGTGGCGGTTTATGCCATGCCGGAAAGCAAGCTGAACGACATTTCAAATGTCATCGGCTATCTATATGACACCGGCGCCCATTTTGCGGGTACCGCCTACGAAGCCGGGCAGGCCCTCGACGCACAGAGCGAGCTCATGTACAAAGCCTCTATCGGCGAAATATCCGATGAAGAAGTAGAGAAGGCCATCCCGGGGCTCATGAATGCCCAAAAAGCGTATAGTGCAGAAATCGGCAACTCCTACGTAGCCAAGATTGTAGGGGAAACGATTTCCCAGCTTTCCATGCAGAAGAATATGATCATGCGCGGTGCAGCAGAAATCATCGCTCCGATCGCCCCTTTGGCGCAGCCTATCTTAGCTGCCACCAAAACAAACCTGCCGCAGATTGCCACCTTAGGCGCTGCATCTGCAGCGAGCGCCGTAGGAGCCACGGGAGCTGTGGCAGGAGCAGCCGTCACAGGAGCGGCCGCACTGGCAGGGCTCATCGCCTTAGGCACTGCTTCCGTCTTTACAGGAACCTATAGAGCAGAAGCTGGACAGGCGTATTGGGATTGGCGCACCGAAAAGGATAAAAACGGGAAATCTGTTTATACCCGAGAGCAGGCCATTGGCCATGCCAAGAGAGTCGGAAGGATCAATGCAGCCATTGAAACCGGTGCATGGGAGCTCGCACTCAAGGGCATCACCAAAGTATGGGGGAGCGACGCAGCCAAAGCCGTCATCAAGAACGAAGCCGCCATGAAGAAACTGATCGGCGCAGGGAGAGCAGCCGTAGGAGCTAAAGCCATTGGATACGGTGCGAAACAGTTCGCCAAAGTGGCGGCGCCTGAGATCGCAGAAGAAGGTCTGCAGTCTCTTTCCGCGGATATGGACACCAGCCTCTTTGGGAAAGAAACTGTTCCTGTAAGAGAGATGATGGGAAATGCCTTGAATGCCATGATCGAAGCCGTCCCTTCTGTTGTTGGTATGTCGATCGGCGGTGCTGCTTTAGCAGGCGCAGGGGCCCATAGAGCCATGAAGAGAATCACTGGCCTCTCCGAAATGAAAGACGCCGTTATCGAATTCAAACGTGAGAACGAAAGATCCATGCTGCAGAAACTCATGGATCTCCGCTCCGAGTCGTCCCTTTACAAAAAAGCACCGGAAACATACCGGAAGACACTGCAGAACCAGCTCGATCATACCGGCTCCGGCACGCTTTACATCGACGCTTCCGCAGCGGCCGAAAATGAAAAGACACACGATGCCTTAAACAAGCTCGTGGAAGACGGTACAATCACCGCTAAAGAATTGGATGACGCCATCAAGACCGGCAAGCCCTTAGAGGTAGAGACAGGGAAATACATGCAGACCGCCACCCCCGAAACCCATGAAGCCCTTTCCGACTACACCACCATGGACAAAGGAGAAAAAACCATTCATGCCATCCGGGAAGAACGCCAGCGCATGAAAGACATGATCGACATTGTCACCATGACACGCGAAAAAAGAGAAGCGGCCGCTACAGAAAAAATCTTGAACGACCACTTCTCCGATGATACCGATATCGGAAGAGAGGATAGAGACACCGCAAGAGAAATTCTTTCCGGCGGCTTGGATCATATCGAAGACACCTGCAAGACCATCCTCCAGGAAGCCAAAGACACATGGGGAAAGCTGACAGGCGTCAAAGAACTCCAGGACTACATGGAACGGAGAAAGACACAGGACGCGAATTTTTCCAATGAAAAAGGCGTCGATATGTTCGACGTCGGGGAAGGGAAAGATCGGGTACATCTCAGAGTTTCCAAGAACCCAGATTGGTATCAGGATTTTTATGCTGCATACGGAAGAGCACCAAACCAGCGTGAACTCTACGATATCGCCGAAGAGAAAATCATTGCCGAGAATGATAAAGGCGATGACGAATCGAAAGCTGCCATTACAGAGATCGAAGAAGCCAAGAAGAGAGTCGAGTCCATCGAGAGAGTGAGTGAGACGATGAAATCCTTAAACAAAGAAGATCTCATCGCGCAGACACTACTGGATCCCGAGACCTATGAAGAGGCCTACAAGCCGCTCCTTGAGGAAATCAAGGCAGCGGGAAACGGCGCCGTTACCAAAGCCGCGAGAGACTCTGCCTTAGTGCTGGCTAAGCTCGCAGAGAACTTCCATAAGAATTACGGCGTGCCATTGAAATTGGCCATGATTGCCGCTGGTGAAGTCAGTCCGGAGACCGCGCATCAGCTGAACCAGTCCGCCATCGAGAACGAACTGCAGCTTGTGAAAGAGAAATACTGGAATACTGATGAATGGATGAAAGCCCCAGACGGTACACCGACAAAGCTGACCGAGCACCAGTGGCTGATTGCCCATAGCGAACCTTTCAAGAAATGGTTTGGAGATTGGGATACTGTAGAGAAAATAAACGGGCTAATCAATGGAGTCCATGTTGAATTGGCCGAGAAAGAAATGCAGCACTTTCAGAAAATGGATTTTAAAGCGGCCAAGGAGGAAGCTAAAGACGTATTCAGGAAGCTATTTTCAACGGTCAAAAATAATACAGGTTATCCGGAGCCAGCTGCGGTTAAAAGAAAAGATGGTGAAGAGATTGTCGTTCCCATGTCAGCATTGAAGGAAATTCGCAGGCATTCTGCTGACAGAAGAGTATTGGTGGCGGTATCGAGGCTGCCGGATATTATTCGAGATTCCACGTTTTTATTTGAAAGCGAAAAAGATCTCACAAGGAACAAGCGCCTGAATCAAACCACTACGGGATATCGCTATTATGGGATTAAGGTAGGGAATAAACCGGGACAGTACATTAGAATTGTTGTTCGCACGGATGAAAACGGCAAACATTATTTATACGACATGGATTTTAATGGGGCAGATAAAAATAAAAAAAGCCCTCATCAGACCATGCTGCTCGATCCCAAAAACGAGTCACAGTCTGATAAGAGCTTCTTTACCCATAGTATACAGGAATGGCTGGCAAAAGTCAAAGAAACTACCGATAAAATCGGGGGAAACGGAGAAGTCCTAGCGAGCGTCGTAAACGACTTCGAAGAGAGCAGCACCTATCACCAAATGGCTGGAGAATATGCCCATAACGTCCTATCGGGCAAGTCGACAAAGAAGGATATGGCCGAGCGGCAGCTGGACGCAGATGAGAAATCCTTCGCAGATAGCGTAGATCGTTTCATGGCAGGAAAGATTTCCACAGATACTATCCAAGTCATGAGGACTCCGCTTGTGATGAGGCTTGTAGGAGCTGAAGTTCTGCCGGTTGAAATTTCTGTATCCGACTTGAAAAAAGTTTTAGTAGACAAGCATGCGGATATCACTCCGGACATCATGAAACAAATTCCACGTGCACTTACGGATCCGATGATGATCTTTTCTACATACAGTGGGAAAAACGGAGAAGCACGTAAGGTGATCGTGCTTGAGCTCAAGGACGAGAATGGAGCTACCATCGTGGTTCCTATGGAATTGGAACACATGAGCGACGGGTATAAAGTCAACCGAATGACAAGCACTTACGGGAAGACGGATAGAAAAACCGGAGAGCCATCGTATGAGTGGTTTAAAAAGCAGCTAGAGGCAGGGAATCTTGAGTATGTCAATAGAAAAAAGGCTACCGACTGGATTTCTACAGAGCAGCCCGATTGGCTCATACCTAAAGAAAAAGTCGATAACCTTTTATCTGCTCCTAATGTAGCAAATGAAGAAGACCTTGTCAAGCTGAAAAGCGAAAATCCCACCTACTACCAGACGGCTGCAGACAAAGACCTCGTCGTCTATCATAATGTTTCTGCTGGCAAATTGAGAGAAGCCATCAAGCTGGGCGGGCTCCCGATGCCGTCCCTCGCCATCACGAAGAGGGATATCCCATTCGGGGACTTTGGGGAGATCACGCTGATCGGGGATAAGGACATGATAGACCCACGGAAATCTAGGTCGAACGAAGTCTTTTCCAGAGATGCCTATACCGTGAGAAAACCGGTGGTGAATTATGAAGCACCGGCGAAGATAGATAGCGATGCTTTTCACAAGAAATACGAAGAGACAAGAAAGTTCCTCAACAAGAATAGTATTGACGTAGGAGAAATTAACTTTTCCTTCTACGATGGGGAAGAGTCTCTTGCGGCAATGGAAAATAATATCGCAATTAAATACTACTACGTTAAGAACGTTTTAAAGAAAGACATCCCGATAAAAGAGCGGACAGTCACGCCTCCAGTAAGAAGCGAAAGGCTTTTCAAGGAGTACCCAAAACTTATTCATGCGCTTAAATCTTCTAAGGTAAAGAAAGGTGATTTTTCGGAAGTAGACCAAGCGGCTCGACCATACTTTGACGAAATGAGACAGGATATCGCCATGGGAAAGGGGCTAGTGGGACGTTCTAAGCGAGTATTGGCTAAGTGGACAACGAACGGACATATCAATGAGGAGGGAGTAAAAGAGCTCCTTTTACGGCTTTCTGCATACGAGGAAGATAAGAAAAAGAAACCCTACAAAGAGGTGGACAGACAAGATTTCGTAAAGGATTTACGTAAGACCATCGAAGAAGCAGGCATCGAGAGATTCACGGCGTTCGTCCGTTCCGAATTCGACAGCCTCTATAAAGACAGGTATCTTTGGGACAACGGGAAGAAATACGCTTTCAACATTGACAATATTGTCAAGCTGATGAAAAAATACCGCGGCACCAACAACGAAGGACCAGGCGGTATCAACTACGGCTTCAACAGCTTGCTTGCTTTCCTTTCCAAAAAGTTCACGTCAATTAGGGATATCAAAAACCATGAATCACTCCTTGCGCCGAACAAGAAAGAACTCGCCCGGTACAAGAAGGCGGAAGACATGTACAATCGCCTGATAGACGAAGCAGCTGAGCTCCGCGGAAGTTACGGCATGGATTTAGACATGGATCTGGCTGAGCTCATGAAGGACACGAGAGATGGGAAGAAAGATCTGCACGGATTCCCGGAAGATAAGAAATTCCTCCAGCACATCAAAGATTTTCTAAAGGAAGCGGACAAGGTAACGACGGACTACTTCGAAGCCAAGCCAGCTAGGAAGGTGACGTTCGACGAATTCTCCGGCGCTGTCATCCCGAAGGGGACACCGGAAGAAACGGTAAACTTTCTGGAATCACAAGGTATCGTGGTCCGTGAATATGACCAGGACGTAGAAGGCGACCGAGAAGCAAAGGCCAAAGAATTAGGCCAGAAGCTGAACGTATATTTCCAAAACAAATACCAGGGCTCCTACGACAGAAACACCAACGTCATTGAGCTTTTCGACGGTGCGAATGAATCTACAGTCATCCATGAAGGCGCTCATATGTTCCTTTCTATGCTCGAGAACATGAGTCAGATGAACGAAGAGAATGTCGCCACCTACTTCAACGGGGATACGGCGAAAGCACGCGCTGCATTGAAGAGCATGCAGGGTGATCTCTCTACCATTCGTTCATGGACCGCCTTTTCCGAAGACCACCTCTCTGAATACAAGGGGACTATTTTAGAGAAGGAATTCACCAAGTATGCCGAAGACATCAGAGCAGGGAAGGCCGGTGCCATGGAACGCTGGATGCAGGAACGCTTTGCTCGAGGCTTCGAGAAATACCTCATGGAAGGCAGCGCACCCACCAAAGAAATGCAGGGCGTATTCCGGCGGTTCAAAAAGTGGTTGACGGATATCTATAAGACCGCGAAGAACCTGGGAAACGTAGAACTCACCCCTGAAATCAAAGACATCTTCGATCGTATGATTTCTACAGAAGCCGAAATCAACGCATGGGCCGCACAAAGGAAGCTAGAAGCCATCGACAAGACCGTCAACGTGAACCAGTCCGAACTGGGCAACCTCAAGGCATGGGCTGAGAGCGTCAAGGACAAAGCTCTGGAGAAAGCCATGAGTTACTACCTTCATATGGTGAGAGAAGAAGCCATCGAAAACTTCAAAGCCTCCATTTCTTCTGAAGAGGAAAGAACCAGCTTCATCGAGTCTCTGGGAGAAGAGAACGAGATCTATCAGATCGAGACCATTTACAACTCCGACACATTCCCCACAAAGAAAGACCGTGACGAATTTCTCCAAATGGCCGGGTTCACAGAAAAAGATCTGAAAGAGAAGCTGAGAGCTGCTGGCGGCACTACGGAAGAACGGTGGAACAAGCACATCGAAGAGATGGTGCAGCACTATCGGGAAGAAGCATTAACCCCGGAAGCCATCAGGGGCATGGCCGAAGAAGTTCTTCGATCCCCGGAAGGCATGGCCAAGAAGTCCCGCATCGAAGCCATGCTGCTTGAAAAGAAAGTTTCTGCTTACATCCATCTCGTTAATTCTATGCAGATGGAACTCAAACGATCCAAAGACAAGAAAAAGACCGCGAGAGAAATTCGCAAGCGATTGGGACTTGTTTCCGAAAAAGAAACAACAGAGATCGACAAGCAGACAGATGTGATTGCCAAGTCGGAAGATAAGATCACAAAGCTGGAGAAGCAAAAGAAGCTGCTAAAAGAGCAGCTCGAAAAAGCGAAAGCAGAAGCCACAGCAGCCAAGGGCGAGAACAAGTCCAGAAAGGAATCACAGACCATTCTGGAAGGAAACATGCGGGCCCTTGAGGCTGAGCTTGAGAAGGAACGCGCCCAAAGAGCAAAGGCCGACAGCACCACAAAAGACGCAGAACTCACCGCTGCCGATCTTGCGGTGCAGCTCCAGACTATGGTAGACGGCCTCAAAGAGTCCAGAGACGCCATGCGCTTCGACATGAGGGAAATCAAAGAGGACGCCAAAAATACATTAGGCGGCGAGAAACTCTCTCACGCCACCAGCTGGCGGTGGTGGGAGAATAAGGCACAGATTGCAGAAGCCCGCGCTATGAAAGCGGCCGCAGGCAATGACTGGGAAGGCGCTGCTTATTGGAAACGCGAGCAGGCGCAGTGCCTCACCATGGCCAAGTTCGCCAGGGCAAACGAAGAAGAAATCCGTCGCACCCTTCACGGAGGCGGCGGGAAAGTCACCACGCCTCTTCTTAACGAAAACGGCATGGAGCGCTACGGCATCTTAGGTATCCTGAACCGCATCTCCCGGACAGATAAACCAGTCATGATGAAGGACGACGCCCGCTACTTCGTGCAGCACATGGCATACGTCTTAGGCCTCACAAAGAAAGACGGCATCTTGCCTATTGACGAGAGCGGACAGGAGAGACCTTTCAACTGGCGCTGGCTGGCCATCGAGATGAATCCGATGCAGGCCATGGACAATGAAAACTACTTTGCCGAAGACATCATTCCCGGATGGATGAGAAGCGCCTTCGAAGGCTCTACCTCTTTGAAGCTGAAAGACCTCACCATGGACCAGTTCCGGGAAATGGCCAAAGTCATGAAAGCTGTCTACAAATTGGGCAGGAGAGAATACGAGGGCAACACCTTAGGCACATCCTTTGATGAAGCGTCGCAAAAGATCCACGATGAGATTTTAGGCAACTGGACACACCGCGTGGCTACTCCGGGACTCAAGAACCAGACCGCCACCAGCCTGGACAGGCTGGGGACGAAAATCCATAGCCTCATCAAGGACATCACACTTCCCGAGATTCTGATCGAACGGCTGGGAAAGTCTGCTGCCGAGTATTTCTATAAACCCATGGACAAAGCAGCTGCCCATCTGCGAGAGCTAAAGAGTGCAGCTCGAGTCACCTTCCGGAAGAACTTCGCAATCTACTCCAGAAAAGAATGGACGGCGATCCGAAGCAAGAAGCTCTACACCGTAGGGCTGGACGAGCGCGGTAAACCCGTTTCCTACACCAAGGAGCAGCTCCTCGCCATGGCCTTAAACTTCGGCACCAAGTCCAACAGGGAACGCCTCATAGAGACCTTGTGGCTGAGCGATACCTTGAACACCGACGAGAAAACCATACTGGATATGCTGGATAAGAACCTCACTGACAAGGACTGGGACTTCGTAGAAAGCGTATGGGCGCACCTGAATTCTTACTGGGGCGAGAGAAACAAAGTCCAGAATGATCTCTACGGCACGCCCTTAGGGAAAGTTCAGGGCGAAGATTTCACACTGAAGTCGGGACGTGTCATCCATGGCGCGTACTATAGAATCAAGTACGATCCATTGAGCAGCACGAAGACAAGCAACTTCTCCACAACAGACATCGCCAAGATGGACATGCAGAACATTTCCTCCTTCTCCTTAGGCATGGGGAGCACCAAGCAGCGTGCAGGAACATCCGGCGGGCAGAAGCTCCGCCTCGATCTCGACGTATACGTAGAGGCCGTCAATGAAGCCATGCAGCACATCGCCATGCGAGAAGCCACCGTAGACGTCTACAAGCTCCTCAATCGGAAAGAAGTCGTGGCAGCCATCGAAAACACCGCAGGCCCGGAAACCCTTTCCCTGCTGCAGGGATGGGCCAAGGACTGCTGGCACTCTTCCATTAAGGACATGAGCGAATGGGATTCTACCCTGGGAAGAGCCCGGCGGCGCTTCAACTTCACCACGATGGGATTTAGATTTTCTACCGCTTTGCTGAACATCGGGAACATCACCGGCATGATGGATCGAATGGGCGCTATGAACGCTTTGAAAGCAGTAGGAGACTTCTATTTTCATGGGAACATCGTAGAGCAGCGGCGATTTATTCAAAACAAGTCCACCATGATGAGAGACCGAGGGGCCACCATCGATAGGGATATGTACATGCAGGACAGATTGCCGGTAGGGAAGAACGAGTCCGAGCTCCGCTCCAAGATCGAGCACGGCAAGTATGGCGTCGATACCTTAAACTCCAAGGCCTACTGGCTGATCCAGGCGACAGATGAAATGTTTTCCCTGCCGGAATGGCTTTACACCTACAAGAATGCTATGGCCGTGATGGAAGTCGACGGAAAACTTACCCGAGAAGAGATGGACGCGGAAGCCGTGAGACTGGCAGATAAAGCCGTGAGAGAGACTTTTGGCTCCAATGAGACCAAAGACCAGACCAGTTTCACCCGGAAGAACGGAATTCTTGCGCAGATGACCACCTTCTATAGCTACACGAACCTCGTCACAAACCAGTTTATCCGCGCAGGGTACATCTTATACGACAAGGGAGACGTGAAGCCGCTCCTTGAGGCCACGTGGTATTGGTGGATCCTAGGCGCTTTAGTCGAAACAACATTACGAGAAATCGGGGACGACTCTGATGATGAAGATAAATGGAAGAAGAAATTCCTCCACGTCATCGCCTCCGGCGGCCCCATTGGCGGCGTCCCTCTTGCAAGAGAAGCAGTTCCGTGGACCGTAGATTTCTTTACCGGAAAATCCTTCGGATCCGCCGCTCCGGATGCTCCATTCTTCGACACCTTAAAACACATGGAAAACTTTCTCAAAGCGGCCAAGAAAGGCGACCTGATCGAGATGGGGAGAGGAGCCACCAAGGCCATCACAAGGACATCCATACCCGTCCCGGATACCATCACAGATGCCTTCTGGAACTTCATGCGAATGGCCTGCACAGATACTGAATTCACCATGTGGGATTGGTTCAGAAAATCCCTATGGGACAAAACACTCAAGGAGAAGAAAAAATGATCGAACGATTTTATTATCGGCTGATCGATTGCCAGCCATGGGCAGACGCAGCGAAACGGTTATGGATAAACCTATGAAAGAGAAAAAGGAGGGGAAGAAATGATAGGTGCCGAAGTAAATCGAATCGTCTATAAGGGGGATGGGATTACAACAAGTTTTCCGTATACCTTTACGGTTCTTGAGAAAGCGGATATTGTCGTGATGCTTGTAGACAAGGAAAGCAAGAAAAAGACTCTCACGAGCGATTACTTCATTGATATGGACAAAAAAGAAATTACCTACCCGGGGTACGCGCCCGGAGAAGAACCTGCTGAGGCCGAACGGCCGCCCGTGCTTCCGGCGGGATGGTATCTTGTCATCCAAAGAAAAACGAAAATAGACCAGCAGACAAGCCTCGGGGACAAATGGCCCTTTGATGTGACGGAAGATGCACTGGATAAAATCACTAGAATTTTGCAGGATTTAGATACAGACTCTAAGCGGTATTTAGAAATTTCTGCAGAGGCTAGCGGCATAGATCCCATGCTTCCATCGCCTAAAGCCAACATGGGCTTTTACTGGGACGAGACCGGGACAAAGCTTGTAGAGGGCCTAAACCCGAATGCCGCCAGCGAAAGCGCCGCCGCCAGCAGCGCCGCCGCCGCACGTAGTGCTGCAGCTGCCAGTGCCAGCGCGAAGAGCAGTGCGTACTATATGGAATTTGCCCAAAGGTGGGCCGCATCCAGTGTGAGTCCGGACGACAATGCGGACAGCGAAAGCACGACAGGGATGACGCAGTCTTCCAAAACGTGGGCATTGTATGCGAAGGCCAAGGCGGCAGAGTCAGCCGAGCGTGCAGACGCGGCCATCGGCGCGGCCAATACAGCCAAGACCTATGCAGAAACCGCAACCAAGAAAGCAACGGCGGCGGGGGATAGTCAAACTGCGGCCGCTCATAGTGCAAGCAGCGCGAAGGCGTCGGCAGATCATGCCGGCGAAAGCGCTACCATTGCCGCAGACAACGCAGCGACCGCGACCACATGCGCCGCACAGGCGTCGGATGCAAGAGACGCGGCCATTGGCGCGAAAGATGGTATAGAAGCTGCGCAGGCCAATGCCAAGGCAAGCGCTACGGCGGCAGCAAATAGTGCGACTTCCGCGCAGGAGAGTGCGGAAAAGGCCAAAGGTTATGCGGCTATAACGAACCCCGTGACATCAGTCAAGGAAGATACGACCCATGGCGGTATCGTCGTCACGAACGCCGAGGGAGACGTGGCGTTCATTCCTCTAGTGACAATTAGGGACGTTCAAGACCTGATTAAACAAGCCACTTATTTCACCACTGATACAAATGGAAATATTGTATTACGAGGGTAAGGAGGAAACATGGCAAATATTTGTTCAAGACCGTCTGCTATAGACAATCTAGGAACCGCATCTCAAGAATGGGGAAGCACTTATACTAAAACCCTTAATGTAAGTAACACTGCCAATGTAAAGCAACTTGCGGTGAATGGGGATATTACCGCGACAGGTGACATAACGGGGGCTAGGGTTTTTAATGCTGTATACAACGACTACGCCG